TAATTTTTTTCCAATCGGAGTATTCATATCAACTTCAAATAATCTATAAAAATAATAAGCCATTCAACCCCTCCATTCCTTAAATAGATATCTAATTCCCAAAACAAGAGACAAAATAAACGCAATAAGCATTATTAGGAAAAATACGAATGCTATTTGTTTAGATGTCATTTTCCTTTGCTTCCCTTGTTGACTTAACATATTTATCACGCAGTTTCGTAATTAGTTGGCATTTTTCACATGTACCGATTTTCTTTTCTTCCTTGCATCCCCATTCATAACAGCAATCAGTGCAGATTTTATCTACAACAAACAGATCATAAAACTCTTCATCATAAATAGTCTCACGTTCTTCATCAGTAAATGTATTTTCAAATACTATATGTATTTCTTCCATACCTTTAAAACCAATTCTAGCGTTTTTGTATCCATTTTTTTGCCTAATATCAAGCCACCGTTCAATGTGCTTTAGAATATTTTGTTTATCCATCTTCTTTCACTCCCATTTTAATTAAATTAGCGTATTGCACTGGAAAGAAACGGTTTTCTTCAAATTCTCTGGCAATACATTCCATATTATCAAAAAATATTTTCTTATCTTTATCATGATAAAGATATTCGCAATCTGATTCTGACAAAATTTTTATTATCTTGATAAACGTATATTCTTCAATTTTTGGTTTTCTATCTAAAATCCACATACCAACTTTAAAATCTTCGAATTTGTATGGTTTAGGATTAAAAATATAATTAAGCATTTTTTCATAGCCTATAATACCTGAATTTATAGCACCTTTAGCATCAATAATATCTAGACCTCTTCCGAGTCTGTCATAGGCAACTTCTAGTTCAAATTTATATTTTAGTAATTCTTCTTTACTAAGCATTTTCTTTTACTTCCTTTAACTTTATCTTTAATGTTTCAACCTCTTTTTCTAATTCATTAGTTTCAGCAATAACTTCATCCAACTTTTCACTCAATAGGTTAAAACCTTGTATTAAAACGTCTATAATCTCTGCATGTCTATCAAATGGTTTATAATAATTTCTTCTTATTTTATTTTTAAATAATTTAATCATCTTCATCACCGCTCACAATGGTACAGTTAGCTAGAATTTCATAAATTTCCCGCGGTTCTGCATCTTCCCACTTAACAAATTTAAACATTGACTTGAACATGCCTATATAAGCACCACTACTAGCCCACGTTGTATTATGCTTTTCAGGTTTTTCGCTAGTTCCATACAATCTATTATCTTTATCTCTTGTAATAAAATTGTATCCATTCTCTTTAGCAACTTTTAAATATTCATACTCAAATCGAGTAAGTTTAATCGGTTTTTTATATTCTTCTTTATATTCTTCTTTATATTCTTTCAATAATTCCAATAACGACAGCCTTAAACATTCTGAACATACTAATGCACTGCAATTGTGTTTGTTAACACTGGAATTTGTCGTAATTCGATGTAACCAACAAGAGAGAGCCTCATCAGCAGTAACATCTGTATCAAAATTTAAAATTTCTTCTTTAATCTTCTCTATCTTTAACATTTTTTGTCCTCGTCTTTCCGGTTTCAACACCTGTAAAAAAAGTTACATAATCCCTAAGAGTGTCAATTTTTTTGTGAGCATACATAAATCGTTTAAACTCTATGGCCACCAACACTTTTAGCGGATTTTTCATTATTATTTTTTCAAAAAAAGTTACCGTACCTCTGATTTACGTAAAATCACGCTTTCAGGGGACTTTTTTTAAGCCTCTTCAAAATCATTAAATCCTAATTCTATATACTTATCAGGGTCTATTTCTTTAAGCAATTTTTCAAATTCCGGTTCACGATAAAATGTTTATAAGATGGCTTATCTTTTACATAACCATGAATGAAATAATTATCTTTTTCTGTTTTGTATACATCTATGTCATACCATTCATAAAAATTCATTCCACTAAAATTTGATACTATTCTTTTCTGCCTGAAACTGTATATTTTTTCAGCTTTTTCAGTATCATACAGCAAATTACCTATTATCTTTTTCATCTTTTAATATCTCCATATCATATCCGCTTTTTATAAACTCTTCTGCTAATGAAGAATTGATTCCATTTCCTAATTTTACATAAATCAATTCAATATCATCACCGTCAAAATTCGTTTCTAGAAAGCGATTAATTCTGTCAAGCACCTTAGCTCTAAATTTCTTATTACTCCTTTCAGAGGAATACGGCATAGCTTTAAGGGCTGAGCGCGAGCAGTACTCTAATACTTTTCTTTTTATATCTAATTCTGTTTTGATATTATCAACTCTAAAGTAAGTATTATTTTTTGGAATTATTATTAATTCCATATTGTAATTTATAAATGAGTCATAAAATATTCTCATAAGTTTTATTAATAACTCAGGAAAAGCTATTGTAGCTTTATCTAATGCTTGTTCCAACTGTTCGATATATTGTTTTACAAGCTCATATTCATCTTCAAAATAATCACCAGCATTATCAAACAGTGCTTTCAAATCATGCATTACTTCACCTTTGTAAATCGTTGCTTTATTTTCCATTTTTATCCCCTATCCAATAACGCTTAATTTCATTAAAGACGTGTGTTTTGAAGTGTCCTAATGGTCTTTCTCTAAAATAACAAATGAACAAGTAACCTACTAATTCCTGCTTAACAGCAAAAATAGAATTACAGGAACATCCTATTTTTGTAGTTCCAATTCTTAACGTTTCTGTTTGTCCTTTATCGCTAACAATATAATCATAGTCTTCTATTCCAAATGCCGAACATATCGGTTTAATTTCTTTTAGCACCTCGATACGTTTTTCTTGAAGATATTTTAAGTAATCATTCATTTTCATCATCCTTTTCTTTTTGTCCTAAATAATCAACAACTAAGATTGTTATTATTGCTTCTGCTGCAATGGTTAGGATCACACCTAACCAAAAATCACTTATCATTCAATCACCTCTAAAACTTCAAATTTTCGAGTTTACGCCGTTTTTGCTCGTTTGACAACTTAGTATACTTCCTTGTAGTTTTTAAATCGCTATGCCCTAAAATATCAGCCAAATCAAGATAGTTTCCACTGTTCTGATTTAAAAATACTTGAGCAAACAAATGTCTAAAAGAATGCGCGTGTACATATTCTTTTTTTACTCTTGCCTTACCTGCAATTTTCTTCATTCTTCGCCATATTGTACTTTTGGCAGGCATTTGCCCTTCTTTTTGGCCAAGAAAAACATAACCCGAGCTAATTTTATTTTCTTTGCAGTATTTTTTTAATTCTCGTCTTAGATCCTGTCTAATCGGTACTACTCTTTCTTTACCCTTATTAAAAACACGAATATAATATTTATCCAAATTCTCAACTGTAAAGTATTTTAATTCCTCAATTCTTATACCTGTCATGGCTAAGGTCAGCATGATGTAGTACGTCTGCATCATCTTCATTCTTTTAGCCATTCTGAGAAGCCTTTTATAATCTTCTATAGTCAATACATCTTCATTGTTAAATTCTTCCTGCTGCCTAATTTTTTTTATTTTAAGTTCAGGAAGTTCTATCCATTTTAAAAATTTGTTAAGTGTGGTGATCCATGCATTTGCTGAATTAAGTGAACTAGATATATCACGAAGATAGCTTTTATATTCAATCGTAATATCTTTTGTTATATCAACATTTGAATAACCGCTATTTTCTAACCAATTAATGAACTTCGAGACACCATTTTTATAGGTCTTAAGTGTATTTGTAGACAGTTCATCGTACTTCTGTTCAAGTATCCAGGAATCAAGAGCTTTTTCTAAATCTTTCTTTTTCATACAAGTCTCCTATTAAATTTTAAATCAACCAACACTTTGCTTTTTTTGTATTTTTACACCTGTTTCAGGTGGAATCGGTGCGCAATATAACCTAAATATTATATTGCATTTATATTTTCTCTCTAATCCCATATGTACCAACGGATTAGAGAGATTTTTTTATTAAAATAGTTTTTGTAGTTTTTCTACCTTGTTTGATTAACTAACTGTTTTGCCATATAATCTCTTTAAGGAGGTTTATTATGGATAAAACAAGTAAAATGATATTTGAATATATTAATCAATTACCTAATAAAAAATTACGTTATACTAATCCCGATATTGATAAAGCTGCCAATAAATTAAATATTGATCCAAGTGAATTTCTGAAATGTATAGAATATTTAAGAAATGATGGAACTTTAAAAGAAAGTCGTGGCGGAATCGGAATTAAATATATCGAATTATCGCATCCTAGCTTACATATCAAAGAATTTAAAAGAATTCAATTCAAAAATTATTTAAAAAATAATCTCATTAGCATCATAGCGCTTTTTGTCTCAATAATTTCTTTAATTATTTCAATTTTTTAGTTATAAAAATACCGATATAAGAACTGCTATTGTGGATATGATTAAACTCAAAATATCTATCACATTAGCTTTTTTATTTTTCTGCATTTAATAAAACACTTTACTGCTGTGCTTTACAGTCGGCATCTTTACAGGTACCCATTCGATATCATTTTTATGTGTTGCTGAATTATATTCATATTTCGGCTTCAATCCCTGTTGGCGCTTTTCCTTAAGCATTTGTTTGCGCGCCTTTTGTTCTTGTTCTCTTCTAATTTTTCTAATAAATCTCATTTTCTTTTCCTCTTCTTTCTTTTTTTAATATTCAAATCCACCGAACCAGTAGTGATCTTTGTGGATAGTAACTCTTGTAATTTTCTTCTTTTTAAATATCCTTCTAAACTGTTTTACTGCCTTTTTATAAGCTGTTTCCCTTGTTTCTGCATAAATAACCAAGGGGAGTACAATTACCTCACTTTCTATGTAAATGTTGTATTTAAACATCTTCTACAACGTAATACTTACCTTCCAAAACACCATTGTGGCACAACCATACAGGTAAATAGATCGGCTTTATTTTCAACAGCTTACTAAGCTCATCACTCCATATAGAACCGCAAACATTTGTAACATCATTAATATCCAACAATAGATACTTAACCGGCGGTTTTGGCATAAATATCATCCCTTCCTAAGCATCTTCATTTTGTTTTAAAATACTGCTTTTTAAGTTAAATTTTCTTCTCCACCCTTCAACAAAATCTAAAACCTCATTAACAGCAGTGCAGTTATTTTTTCCTCGAAGCTGCTTTATTTCATTTTTACTTGACAGTTCTAATGTGTAAAACGGACTGTTTACATCATCACGCTTTCTAATAAGAAATATACTAGTTTCTCCACTGGCATACCTTTTATCATATGTCCTTACGCAGTGATTAAGTTTTGCACTTTCATTTATTAGATCAGCGATTGAATTCGCTGGTGTAATAACAAAATCATCATCAGCAAATCTATATTTAGATAACTCGTTGCTTACCCTTTCTCTAATCATCAGGTCATCTTTAGCAGATTTTTTTGTCTCAATCTGTATCATTAATCTGTCGTGAGCTTCTCCTATGTTATCCGGATACCTGTTGCTGTGATTCATCGGAAGTCCCAGTTCTTCACAGAATCTGTAATAATCTTTTATTATGTTCAAAGAAGTACCCTGCATTTTAAAATAGTCAAGTGCATAAACACTTATATTAATATCCGCATATTTAATTCTTGATATTTCGACAAGTTTTAACAGTTCATTAAAATCACTGCGGTCCTCTATCTTAAATTTATATATCAGATCTCTATACTTTTTGAATTCCTTTAGCGGGATATGCAGCTTTTTCAAACGCTCGATATCACATTTTTTTATGCCCAGAATCTCAGTTCCTTTTTTAGACCATCTTAGTACCCTTAAATCGTCCTTGAGCAGATAAGACAAGCCTATCTTTGATATCATTTCAACTTCCGGATGTTTATCATAAATGGACAGATATTCAAACAGTTCATCAATGCTGTAAACACTGTATTCAAATCCACTGTATTTATAAACAGAATTTTCAAGCAGTGAAGCCAGTTCACCGGCAGACGTATGTATAAAATAGTTGCTCCTTTTCCAGCGCTGTCCATAATACATGCTGCCTTCTGTACTTACATCAAAAGTCCCAATCTTATGAATCTGCCATTCATTATTGTTTCGATAATCGAAAGGATATGAGTAATCATATGTCCAGCATTTGATTCCACCACCCATAGAAGCATAAAGTCTCCGTGTCAGTTGGTAGCTGCATCCAGACAGTTGCCTTTTAACCTCAAATATATCTGTAACTTTCTCTTTATGTAGCCATCTTTGCGAAATATAAAAGGTACGGCATATGATCCGATTTTTCCATTTTTCATAAATTGCAACATAGAATCCATAAACTTCAGTATCTTTTTTTGGGCGTTTCCAGGATGGATCATCATCACTTATCATATATTCTTTAAAATCCGTGGCCTTGTACTGTTTTAATTTCAATTTTGACAGTCTGTTTAGTAATTTGTCACTTTCACTTAATTTATTTGCCATATAATCAACCTAATCGAAGAGTGACATCTGTGCTCTTTCCATATCCTCTTTATGTTTTTTAGCTGCTTTTTTTAACTCTTCTCTCTTCTGTTTTTTTACTTTTTCTTCCTCCCGGATTTTTTCAAGTTCAGCCTTTACCTTTTGATTGACAATTGCATCAATATCTTTTGCATGCTCCTTAACATCTTGTTTCTTTGGCATTAATCTTGACAGTTCCACACTGCCGTCTGCATTGGTAGTAAAATTCTTCTTTCCAATTTCAAGATTATCTTCATCAAAATAGTGAACAGCAAGTGAGTATATTTCATCATCTTCACCGGCAGCATAACCAGTAACGCCCTCTTTTACGCTCTGCTTTGATATCTCAATTAAAATATAATCAAAACACTCCTTTAAACTCTTATTTTGATTATTTAATTTATCCTCTAAATCGTTTCTTGATAAAAGATAATTACCTATTTTTTTTATCCATGGATTTTGAGAAGAATCCATTTCCGCTTTGATTTTATCCATAAAATCCCTCCTTTTTCCTAAAAATGGTGCAAATAAAAACAGTACCCTAAAAACACTGTTAAAAACCTATATATTTTTTATTATCCTAACGATAAAATCAAAAATGATACCTGAAGCTCCCGCGGCTATAAAACCTACCAAAATAATAATTAAAACGATTGTATAAAAGCCTCTGGCATTAAGCCTGTTAATGTACTTTTCCATTTTCAATATCCTTTATCAGATTATCGATAAGACGTGCGCTTACAGCTGCGGTCACTGTATATATTTGCAGAGTAACCTTCCTTATTAATTTTCATTACTTTAATATAAATATTTTTTGTTACTGGCAGTTCAACCTTTTGTATCTCATAAATACTTTCCATATTTTTCCTCCTTTATTTCCTTCAAGGGAAGATGTATTGCTTTATTTTTATTTAGTTGTTATAATAAATTTGCTTTAGATTTTGTTTGGCACTGTTGGCGCAGTGCCTTTTTCTTCATCTTTTTTTCTTAGTGTGAAAGTATATTCACAGCCTTCAGCATTTCCTAAAAGTTTTAGAAGTGTTGCTACTACTTTATATGGATCTAAATTTTTAAACTGCGGATCCATTTTACCCTTTTCCATTTTTTAACCGCCTTTCTTATTGAATTAATTTAATTTACTACGCTCTAACATTATTTTTAGTTCTTCATTTAAATATTTTGCAAAACATAGATTACATGTCCCACTCCAGATTAAGGATTTAATAATCTTTTTTATTTTTTCATCTATTTGATCATATGTTTCACATTCTTTCTTTAATTCGTTATATAAATCCCTGACAAGTGAATCAGCCTGATTTTTTATTTCCAAGCCTATTAAATCTAAATTTACGTTCATTCTAATTACTCCTTCTATGGCTTTAGTCTACAATAATCCAATCATTACTTATAATTTCTTTTGGAGCTATACTGTACTGAGATATTGCTCTTTGTACACCATAAAATTCGAAACAAATCAGGTTATTTGGATATGGCTTTAATTTTAACCTGTACCCATTTCCCACACATTGCTCGTTATTAGGTAATGCGATGCACTTATTTTCAGTTTGAGCCTGTTTAATTGCTTTTACTATGTCCATCTAACTCACCCCATTAACACTTGAAATTTCAATCTCTAGATTATGATCAGGACGCCAACCACTTAAATATTCTTTTGCCTTTTCGAAGTCTATCTTTAGGGTATCGCGGTAACTTGGGATTTTGAAATAATCCTTGTAATCACGCCACAATTGACAGAACACCTTATGATGGAGCTCTAAATATGCCTGACTGTCTTTACCTCCCAAGACTCTAACTGCTGTTGCACTTGCGATTTTTCTTAGTGTGTACTGCTTTCTGCTGTCTACAGTAGTTGTGTTTTCTAGATTAGTTACGCGACTGTCGATGTGTTCAACTTTTTCATCAACTTCAACTAATGCCTGATTTTGTAATTTCAACAACTGCATTGCTGACATGCTTTTTACTTTGAAATAAGTTTCCTCTAAAACATCAAACTGCTTCCATGCTTGATCGGTGTCTAAAATTTTGCTATGACGATTTGCTCCACGTTCGGTCCATAGATATAGATGCGGTGCTCTTGGATTGACTAGGTCAATATCATTGACGTAGTTCTTGAACTCTTTTAATTCACTGCCTTTTAATAAATAGAAATCTCTACCTTCAATAAATCTATCTTTATTGTTAACGAAATTATTTTTTATGCTATTTTCATTAGTTTCATAAACTTCAGCTAATTGATGAGTTGTTAAAACTCGAATTCCTTCATGTTCAATAACTTGTAATTGATTCATTTTCTACCACTCCTCTCCGTTTAAACAGAATCAACATTACTTAACGATTTTTGAATATTCATACCTGTGACTATTGCATTTATAATTTCAAGTTCATTATCGTTGAGTTTACTAACTTGCTTTACAAAATAACTTGTTTTTTCAATTTCTTTTTTTAATTCTTCCCAAGTCATATATTTATGTTTATGTTTATCAACCATTATCTTCACCGCCCTTTCTGTTCACAACATAATATTATCATAAGAAAATATGTGTGTCAACATGTTTAATTTGTGTTTTATTTATACTTAATGTTGACTAACATGGTTTTGATGTGGTAGTATTTCATTGAAAGGAGAATAAGAGTGTCAACTATAGGAGAACGCTTTAAAGAAGCAAGAAAAAACCTAGGTTTATCAAGAAGAGAACTAGGTGAAAAATTGGGTGTAAATTTAGATGTAATTTCTAATATTGAACTTGAGAGATTAAAAAATCCTCAACAAAAAGAGCCTTTATTCAAATTATTTTGTAAAGAATGTGGTATCAACTATACGTGGTTGATGGACGGAACAGGAAAGCCTATTTCTGAATTTCCGAAAACAATATTAGATGATTTAGCAAACACTTATAAATTAAATGCAGAAGCTAAAGAATTAATAAAAAGGTTTGTTAATATGCCTGAAGAAAAGCGCGCTGTAATAATGGAATTATTCGACCCAATAAAAAAGGACGATGATTAATCAGATCATCGTCCTTTTAGTTCAATATTAAGTAATTTAAATAATCTAGCATCTTATCTAAATCTTCTTGATTCATTCTTTCTAGATAATATAAAATTGTTTTTATTATATCTTGTTTCCCCCTTGTATTTATTCTGCTGTTTTTGTTATAAATTTTATTTCTTTCTTCCATAACTCCTCCTCTCCCTGTCTTTCCATAATCATTAATATCTCCTACAGAAATTATATTACTTTTTTTTAAGGGAAAAAAGAGGTTTAGGTCATTTGTATTACTATAGTAATACAGAAATTTTATTTATACTCAGAATCAAATAAATCATATATACAAACCTCTAAAGCCTGCGCTAACTTTTCCACAGTATTAATCGATGGACTGCATTTATTCCTTTCGATTTTTTGAATAGTTGATTTAGAAAGCCCTGACATTCTCACCAGCTGTCTTATTGAATAACCTTTTGAGTTTCTAACTATTTCAAGTTTCATTTTTGCCATTTTATGCACCTCCAAAAAGAGTGTGCCCTATAAACTGTTAATTTAAAAATTAGTATCAGGTATTGAAAATAATTCTTTTTGTGTTATTATTTTATCGAAAAAAGACAATCTTCGGTAAACACACATTATGTGTTTATATATAATCTTATTTTGAGAGGGAGGTGAGATTATGAAGACATGGAAACTCGTTGCAGGAATCCTATCAATTGTACTATGTGCTTTTGTAATGCTTCAATCTTGCGCCGCTGGAGCTGTTAATACGCTAAGCGAAAATGGTGAAGTTGGCGGGAGTGCAGGCGCTATAGTTGCTATATTAATGCTTGCAGGTGGAATTGTATCAATTGCTACACGCAGCAGCACAAAAAAAGGCGGGAATATTGCACTTGTAGTATTGTTTGGTATTGCTGCATTAATGGGATTCACAATGGCCGGCGGATATGGTGATTTATATATCTGGGCTGTATGGTGCTTGATCAATGCCGTTTTAGCTGGTTACTGTATTGTAAAAACACCTAAAGAATAGTAAAATTAGATTGATTTAAATAATAACCACTCAGTGAGTGGTTATTATATTACAAAAAAATAAAACCGCTTTAAAGCGGTTCGTGTATAGCAATTATTTCTGTGCAGCATTGCTATGCTTATATTATAACAGATATAAGGAGTATTTAAAATGAAAAATGTTAGACTATATATTCGTGTATCGCATGAAGAGCAGGTTAAATTCGGCTACTCAATCGATGCACAAATAAATGCTTTAAAAACATATTGTAAAGAGAATAAATTAATCGTTAAGGGACGATATGTAGATGAAGGAATTTCTGCATACTCAATAAAAAAAAGACATGCACTTCAAAAAATGATTAATGAATCTGAAAACGGTGATATCATATTATTTACAAAGTTAGACCGTTTCAGCAGAAATGTACTTGATGCAAATATTATACTTAAAAATCTAAATGATAAAGGGGTATCAATAAAAGCAATAAATGAAGATGATATCGATACATCTACAGCAGATGGGAAATTTATTTTTGATTTAAAACTAAGTCTTGCTGAACGTGAGCGTAATAAAACAAGTGAACGTATAAACGATGTATTCAAATATAAAGCACAGAAAGGTGAATCGATATCCGGCAAAGTACCACGAGGATATAAAGTTGTTAATAAAAAATATGTACCGAGTGATCTAGCCCCTGTTATAAAGGAAATATTTAGTTATTATGATACTTACTCTAATATTTCTAAAACAATGAGATATATCAAAGAGACGCATAATTTAAACTGGAGTTTTGAAGTTGTGAAACAGATTTTAAAAAATAAGATATACATAGGGGTTCACAAATATAATGATGAATTTTGTACTCCTTTAATTGATAAGGGTTTATTTGATAGAGTTCAAAATAAACTTGAGCGGAATAATAAAAAGCCAAGAACTTATATATATCTTTTTAGCAAACTTATAAAGTGCCCATGCTGTGGATCGGTATTAGTTGGAAATTCTAATGTATCGACAAAAGAACCCTCTTATTACTATCGCTGCAACACATATTATAGAAATCACGGTGCTTTGAAATGCTCATCTAATAAAACTTTTAGTGAAAAAAAACTTGAAAATTATCTTGTAAATAATATTCATGAACTGCTTGAAGTATATATAGCAGATATTGATAAAAAAAATAAACCTATGCCTAATAACAATAATAAAATAAGTGCTTTAAAAAGAAAAATTGCAAGACTGAAGGATTTATATGTTGAAGAGCTGATTGATATTGACACATATAAAAAAGATTACAATAAATATAAAGAAGAGTTGAAAAGATTAACACCAACAATAGAAAATAAAGCCTCTGATGCTATAATGCAATTAATGAATGTAAATATTCCCGAGTTATATAAAAAGCTCACACGCGAAGATAAACAAGCGTTCTGGCAAAGTATTATTAAAGAAATACATATCATTGATCAGAATAATGAAAATTATGAGATTTTTTTTAATTAA